CAAGCAAGAGAGTTAACTCAACTTCAGTCCATACTGCAAAATCAAATTGAAAAGTTTGGTACGCATATGTTCAAAGAAGGTGCGATGGTAATTCCAGGCCAAACTGGTTTTACTAATGAATACTACGCCGTCAAACTTCAGTCAACATTCAATTCAAATGCCGTATCTGGTTATGCCGCAGACTATGTAGGTAAGACAATCACTGGTGCAACATCTGGTGTTAAAGCAACGGTTGTGGGGTTTGACCTTGCAACAACTACTGACCCTCTTACTCTTTATGTCAAGTATACTGCAACTGGTTCAGACAATGTATCAACAACATTTTCTGACAACGAACAGATTCAAGCAAACGGTGTAGTTGGTGGTATCGTTGCAAACTCATCTTCTGCAACATTACAGGCATCCTCTGCAACTGCAACTGGTTCTGCCGCAAACATAGAAGAGGGTGTGTACTTTGTTCGTGGACAGTTTGTTCGTGTAACTGCACAAAGAATTGTTCTTGACAAATACACAAATACTCCATCTTATAGAATTGGTCTTAACATTTCAGAAACCCTTCAAACCCCAGAAGTAGATTCATCTCTTTTGGATAATGCACAAGGTTCTTCTAACGTAAATGCAAAGGGTGCTCATCGACTAAAGATAACTCTTACTCTTGCAAAACTTCCAATTGGTTCTGCTGAAGATGAGGATTTTATAGAAGTCCTTCGTGTGAAAAATGGTGTCATTGAAGAGATTGTTAGAAACACAGAATATTCTGTACTTGGGGAAACACTCGCAAGAAGAACATTTGATGAATCTGGTGATTACTCTGTACGTCCTTTCGGTGTGGATATTCGTGAGTCACTTGATGATGGTTTGAATGAAGGTGTCTATGCATCTGGAACAACAACTGACCAAGGTGCAACTACCAATGAAGGTTTGATGGCAGTTCAAATATCGCCTGGAAAGGCATATGTTCGTGGATACGAAATTGAAACCGCATCCCCCACATTTATTGATATTCCCAAACCAAGAACTTCTCAAGAATTTAAAGGCGCAATCACTCCTGCTGAGGTTGGTAACTTTACAAAGGTAACCAAAGTATATGGTACGCCTGACCTATCACCATTTATTACTGGTGAGGTGACTGACCCATATAAAAAGATTTCATTAAGGGATACTGCGACTGCAACAAGAGGACAGGCTGCTGGTTTAGAGATTGGGGTCGCAAGGGCAAGAGCATTTGAACATCGTTCTGGTACAGATGGTACTAGTGATGCATTGGTTGCTAGTGGTTCTGGTACTGGTCTAACATCTCAGTTTAACCTTTACCTTTTTGATATTCGTATGATTACCAAACTTACAATGTCTGGTATTCCATCTGCTGGTAACACTGTAGGTGCAAAGGTCACAGGTGTAACATCTGGTGCGACAGGTTTTATTCATAGTGCAAATAACACTGTTATTGAACTAATCAATGTTGTTGGTTCTTTCAATACTGGTGAAAAGGTTTCTACAACATCATCTTCTGAGGCTGATGAAATTCTTGAAAACGGTTCAAATACAGACTTGACAATCTCTGCTATTGTTACTAATACTTTTGATAAAGTTAAACAGGTATTCATGGATGACCCAGATAGTGGTCAAGACTTTTCTGCTGACACAGTTCTTGATACATCATTCTCACTAAGTGGTACGGTTTCAACTGCTGGTTCTGGTACAACCGTATCTGGTTTTGGAACTAAGTTTGTAACTGAACTTCGTGCCGGTGATGTTATCAATATTGCTGGTGTCGGTGATAGAATTGTAAACACAATCACGGATGATGATACTCTTGCAGTTACCGTTGCGCCAGGCGTTGCAACAACGACTGTGCCTGCAACAAGAAAACGTGTAAACCTTCAAGACCAAAACAAAAATCTTCTTCTTAGAAAATTAAGAAAAAATAATGTTAAGACACTGAAGACTGATACTAACGGTAGCGCATCTGTCACCTCGGCAACTTTCCGTAGACAGTTTGTGGTAAACTCTACAAACAGTGGTCAGTTAATCGTGACTGCTGATTCAAATGAAACCTTTAGTGCAAAATCAAATACAGATTTCGTAGTATCGGTTCTTGCGAACAGTGGTTCTGGTGCCGCTGCTGGTGACCTTATTAATTTGAATTCATCTAACACAACATTCAATGCATCTGGTAACACACTTACAATCACAAACACAAATGCGTTTCCTGCCGCAAACATTAAATGTAAACTAGTCACAACGGTGACAAGAACTGCAAGTGCTGAAACTCCAAAGACAGCACAACTTGCATCTGTATGTCTTGTTGATAACGATGGTGTTGCTGGTGGAGCTGAATATGGTACATCTGCACATCACAAAGATGTTTCACTTGGGGTCGCAGACGCATACAAACTCTGGGCAGTCTTTGACTCAGAGGATGCAAGTGCTGACCCAACCCTTCCACAGTTTACGGTCACTGGTCAATCTGGTGTATTTACCAAGGGAGAATTTATTGTTGGTGCAACGTCTGGTGCAAGAGCTCTTGTAATCCCAGGCAGTAGTGTATTGTGTTATGTTACATTAAACAATAGAAACTTCCAATCTGGTGAAAAGGTAACTGGTCAAACATCAAGTGCATTTGCAACAATTGATGTATTGACAGACGGTTCTAATAACATTACAGAAAGATTTGTCCTTGATACTGGACAAAGAGATAACTTCTATGATATCGCAAGGATTGTAAGAAAGGGTAATGCGGTTACTCCTACAGGTAGACTTCTTGTAGTTTACAATTACTTTGAACATGGTGCTGGTGACTTCTTTACTGTTGACTCCTATGGTATTGACTATAAAGAAATACCAACATATACTGCAACAAGAGTTGACCCAGAGGTTCGTGAACCTTCTGGTGAATTTGACCTAAGAAATACAATAGACTTTAGACCAAGAGTTGCCGATGCAACTATGACCTCTGCAACAAGCGGTCAAGGTATTGCAACCAAGAAGGTAACATCTATGTCCTTCGATTTTGGTTCACGAACCTTTACAGGTACAGGTGGTCACAATGTTCTCATACCAAAAGACAATTCAAATATCGGATACGATTTTGAATTCTACCTTGGTCGTGTTGATAGTTTATTCTTAACTTCTGAAGGTGAGTTTAAAGTTGCATCTGGTACTCCAGCAGAAGACCCAGACGCACCGAAACCAGTTGAGAATGCAATGAAACTTGCAGAGTTGACATTCCCAGCATATATGTTAGACATTGATGATGCGAAACTTACCAAAGAAGATAATCGCAGATACACGATGCGTGATATCGGTAAACTTGAACAACGTATTGAGAATGTAGAATATTACACTGCACTAAACTTATTAGAACAAGAGGCCCAGTCACTTGAGGTTCTAGACGCAAATGGTCTGAACAGATTCAAGTCTGGTTTCCTTGTAGACAATTTTAAGGGTCACTCTACTGGTGATGTTCAACATCCAGACTATAGAAACTCTATGGACATGGAACTTGGTGAACTTCGTCCACAGTACAAGATGAAGGGTGTTACTCTTTCAGAAGAGAATACTACTGATGCACAGAGAACAAATGACAACTATCAGAAAACAGGAGATATGATTACTCTCCCATATACTCATGTAGTTGCTGCTCAAAACTCATACGCAAGTAGGGTTGAAAACCTCAATCCTGTTCTTAACTTTACTTGGACAGGTATCTGTAAACTTTCTCCATCTGGTGATGAGTGGTTTGAAACAGAAAGAGCGCCTGCGTTGGTTATCAACCGTGAAGGTAACTTCGATACCGTCTTTGCACAGAATAGAAATGCAATCGGTACGGTTTGGAACGCATGGCAAACTCAGTGGTCTGGTACAACTACTACAACAGGTGGTAGACGTAGAGAACATAGATTTATTAACCTTGGTCAACCTAGAGGTCGTGCGGTTCTTCAAAGAACAACCACAACCACAACTACTAGACAGACAAGACGGGGCATTAACACCAATGTTGTTCCTCGTATCGACAGGGAGTCACAAGGTGATAGGATAGTATCAAGAGCACTTGTTCCTTTCATTCGTGCAAGAAATGTTACATTCTCTGTAACAGGTATGAAACCTCTTATGAGAGTTTATCCATTTTTTGATAAACAGAATGTCTCTGTATATGTTACACCAACAGGTGGTTCACTTGGTGGTAATCTTGTAACATCTGCTTCTGGTGCGGTGTCTGGTGTATTCGCAATTCCAAATCCTAACACAAGAGGTAATCCACGTTTTAGAACTGGTGAAAGAGTATTCAGACTCACAACATCTTCCACCAACTCATCTGACCCAGAACCAGAATCATTTGCACAGGCAACTTATTCTGCAACTGGTATTTTAAATACAGTTCAAGAAACAATCATTGCAACTAGAAATGCAGATGTTGTAAGAACAGCAGTGACAGATAGTAGAACAACTACAGACACATCCACTAGAGATGCAGTCGTTGGATGGTGGGATCCCTTAGCACAATCAATTATGCCACAAGCAGAGGGTGGAGAATATATTACAAAGATTGATGTATTCTTCTCACAGAAGGATGAAAACATTCCTGTGACTTGTCAGATTAGAACTATGAATACTGGTTATCCAACCACAAAAGTTCTTCCTTTTGCATCTAAAACATTACCACCATTTTTCGATGGAACAGTTTCAATGACTGCTGGTTCTGCAACGGTTACTGGTTCTGGAACTTCATTTACTACAGATTATCATGTTGGTGATGAGGTTCAGATTGAAGGTGCGTATCTTAGTGGTGGTACTCACTGCGTAAAAATTACTGCGATTGCAAGTGACACATCTATGACGGTTGGTCAAGCTGCATTTACAACTGTATCTGGTGCAAAGTATGGACTACCAACAAATACAAGTTTGGGAAGACCTAATGGTTCTGTACCCACTACATTCCACTTTGACTCACCTGTCTATGTAAAGAATGGTGTTGAAGTTGCAATTGTTCTACAAACAGATTCAGATAAGTACCTTGCTTGGATTTCAAGAATGGGTGAAAAGGATGTCGGTGCCAATCGTATGATTTCAGAACAACCTTACTTGGGTGTTCTCTTCAAGTCACAGAACAACTCAACTTGGACTGCGTATGATTTTGAAGACTTGAAGTTTACATTGTATCGTGCATCATTCTCAACGAATGTTAATGCCAAACTAACTTTGGTAAACGATGACTTGCCTGTTGCTTCACTTGAGAAAGACCCATTACAGTTCTTCTCTTCTGCTACTAATAACATAAACAAAAAAGTAAAGGTGACACATCGTGACCACCATATGTATGACTCAGATAGTAATGTCACTATTAGTGGAGTTAGTTCTGGTATCACAACGACACTGAATGCTGCAATCACTAACAGTGCGACATCGCTTGCACTTACAAATGTTAATGGATTTCCATCAAGTGCAACCTCTGGTTCTATTCACTTGAAGATTGGTGATGAGATTATGACAGGTACTATCTCTAGTACTAATGTTACATCACTGTCACGAGCACAAGATGGTACAACTGCTGCGGCACACGGTTCTGGTGCAACGGTTGAATTATATCAAATCAATAATGTGCCTTTGACTGAAATCAATAAGACACACACTTCCATATCTGATATTGGAATTGACAGTTATGTTATCACTACAACTACTGCATCTGATACTGATAGTACAAGTGGTGGATTATCTGTAACTGCAACTGAAAATGCAATGATGGATGGTATTCAAACACTCGTTCCAGTGGTAGAACATCCAGATACAAAGATTGAAGGAACTATTCGTGCAACAACTGGCACATCACCAAGTGGTTCACAATCATCTTATAGTACTGCTGCATTGACTGAACAGAATGCAGAAACGATTACTATCGGTGAAAACTTCTTCTTTGATGCTCCAAAACTGGTTGCATCACCAATCAACGAAACAAATGAACTTGCTGGTAGTAAGTCAATGTTCTTAGATTTTACAATGTCTACAACAAAAGAAAATCTGTCTCCTGTAATTGACTTGGACAGAAAATCAGTTGTTGCATTTACAAACAGATTAAATAATATTGATAGTGCTTCTGATGTATTTCCTACAACAGATTATGTTGCTCCAATAGAACCAGATGGTGATAGTAACGAAACAATCTATTGCACTAAGAGAGTTACACTACAGAACCCTGCTACTTCGATAAAGGTTCTTCATAGTGCAGTAAGATTCTCTGGTGCAGAAATTCAACTAATGTATAAGATACTTCGTTCAGACGATGCGTCAGACTTTGATGAAATTGGTTGGAGATACTTTAACTCAACTGGTGGCCCAGATATTACTGCAAACGAATCAACAACTGCTGATGACTTTATTGAATATGAGTACACTCAAAATGACCTAGAAGAGTTTATCGCATTTGCAATCAAGATTAGAATGCAAGGTGTCAATTCTTCAGAACCACCAAGAATAAAGGACTTGCGAGCAATCGCATTGGCAACGTAATGACTGATTATCTAAAAGTAGAAGGACACGAACACCTTGTCAGAGACATGGGTTCAACTGCAATTGTAAACACAAATAGATATGCTTACATGGCAGCAGTCGAAAGGTCAAGGAATGCACAAAAACAAAAAGATGAATTAAGGGATGCGACAAGAGAGATAAATAGTTTAAAGTCAGAAATGCATGAGATAAAAAGTCTCTTGTTGCAAATGGTAGAAAAAGATGGCAGATAGAAACGCACCAGCATCCTTCACCTTTGAAGAGTGGAGAGTAGAATTTAATGAACTGTCAACTGATGTCGGCGATATCGCTGGTATAACAGGTGCGTCTGGAATTATCGCATCTGCGACAGATGTTGTAGAAGCAATCACATTATTGAACACAGCGGTCAATAGTACTGATTTGGATTTTACCGCTGATAGTGGTTCTGCTGGTTCTGTAAGTGAGAATGAATCTCTTGACTTTCAAGGAACTGCAAATCAAATAACAACCGCTAGTGACGGTAATAATCAAGTTACTTTTGCATTAGCAAATACAGTTAATATCGTGACAGGTATTTCAAACAGTGGAATGACAGGAACATTAACATTTCCATCAATCGGTGGAGTAATATCTACTGAAGGATTTGGTATTGCTCTTGCCGTTGCATTAGGATAACAGGAAGGTAAAAATGGCAAACAATTTCGTAAACAGTTTTGCAAGTATTGTGACTGCTGGTGAGTTCTATCAGTCGGATGCGTCAGATACTTCAACTGGGCCGCAAACAGTTTATACTGCGAATAACGGTTCAAGTGGAGTCAATTCGATTCTCATCGAACTGGACGCAGCGAACACTGGAACATCTGGTATCACGATATCTGCATTTATTCAAGACACAAGTGCGACACTAGGAACGATTTCTAGTATTGCATCTTCTTCAGACGTTGCAACGGTAACAACTGCATCTGCACACGGACTAAAGGTCGGTATGTATGTGAATGTTACAGGTTCATCAACAAACTTTGTGAATGGTGTGTACAAGGTAGCATCCGTACCAAGTGCAACAACATTTACATACGCACAAAACTCTGGTGCAGCAAACGGTTCTGCTGGTGGAACAATCTTAATCTACAAGGCATATCACATCGTAAAAGATGCTCCTGTTCCTGCCAGTGCTACTCTGAAAGTGGTTGCTGGTCAGAAGGTCGTTCTAAATTCAAACGATAAGGTAATCGCATACGCAAGTGCAGGCACTTGTGATATTGTCGCTGGAATTCTACAGGAAGTAACGTAATGTCTTATATTGGTGTACAAGCAACAAATAGGTTAAGTCCATCCTTTGTCAAAGAGGATTTTACAGGTGACGGTTCTGCTACTCAGTTCACTCTAACGAATGAGGTGCCTGGCGGTAACGAGGATAATGTTATGGTCGTGTTATCAAACATTGTTCAAGAACCTACTTCTGCATACACCATTATTGATGACAGTGACAATCTTCCTAAAATTCTAAAGTTTGATTCTGCGCCTGCTAATGGTGAAAAGATTTATGTGGTACATCATGGTATTGGAACATATACCAGAAAACCCGCTCCTGGCTCAGTTGGTATCAACGAATTAGAGGCAGGACTAAAAACCTTTCCAACTGATACATTCACAGGGAATGGGTCTGCCACTGCATTTACATTAAGTGAATCACCAACTAACGCAAATAGTTTAATGGTCTTCGTTGATGGTATTCTTCAAAAATCATCAACAAACTATGGTGTGTCTGGTACAACTTTAACATTTACATCTGCTCCTGCTAACAGTGCAGAGATTGAAGTGAAACATCTTGGGTTTCGTGGTGTTCAAAGAAGAAGCACAGGTTATCAGTTAGATACCTTTACTGGTAATGGGTCTGCAACTGCATTTACTCTTTCTACCGCAGTGCCTGTCAATGACGCATTTGTATTTTACAATGGTGTTTGTATGCAACCAACAACGGACTACGGAATTAGTGGTGTCACTTTGACATTCACTTTCACTCCACTAAATAGTTCAAACATAATGGTGAGGTATCAAGTATAATGGCAACTAACGCAAAAAATCTCGCAGAGTATTTAAATAACGAAACAACATCTGCAACAGCAGATATTGCAGACGGTTCAATCACAACTGCAAAACTTGCTGATGACGCAGTGACAAACGCAAAGGTTGCTAATAATGCAATTAATACTGACCAAATTGTTAATAGTGCTGTAACAGCTGTAAAACAATCTGGTAGTCAAGTTCCTGCTTTTGGAGTTGGTGGAACTATTACTGAATACTCTAGTGGTGGTAGTAGATATAGAGTACATACATTTCTATCTGGAACTGAAAGATTTTTTACAACTGGTAACTTAACTATTGACTTCCTTATTGTTGGGGGTGGTGGTGGTTCTGCCGCTGCTGAAGGTCAACAAGGTGCAACTGGCGGTGGTGGTGCTGGTGGTATGGTCGTAGGAACTTCTCAAACACTTTCTGCTGGTAGTTATGAAGTAGTAGTTGGTGCTGGTGGTGCAAAGTCAACAAATGTATCTGCTCCTGCTTCTGCTGGGGGAAATAGTTCTTTTAATAATTTTGTTGGTACTGGTGGTGGTGCCGGGCCAGATTATGATACTGTTGGTGGAAATGGTGGTTCTGGTGCTGGTGGTGCAGAACCACAAAAACCTGCTGGTACATCAACACAAGACGCATACTCTGGAACAACTAATGTAACTGGATACGGAAACGCTGGTGGTGCTGGTGGCGGTTATGTTGGTGGTGGTTCTGGTGGCGGTGGTGGTGCCGGTGGTGCTGGTACGGCCGCAAATGGTGGTACTGCAGCTGGTGGTGTTGGTCGTGCAAATAATTTTAGAACTGGTTCAAACGTAACATACGCAAGAGGTGGTAATGGTTACGAATCAACAACAAACTCTTCTAACGAAGCCGCAAATACTGGTAATGGTGCTCATGGTGTTGGTACAACTTCTGGTAACAATACAAACTCTGGAAACGGTGGTTCTGGAATTGTTGTAATTAGATACGCACTATAAATAAGATTATAGGAAAGAAATAAATGTCAGAATCATATATTGGATTAGACCCATCATACGGTGCATTTGAAAAACAGTTAATCACTGGTGACGGCACTGCGTCAACATTTGACTTAGACTATCCTGTTGCACAGGCTGGTCAGTTGATGGTATCTCTTGATGGTATTGTTCAAGAACCAGAATATGCTTTTTCTATTTCACTTTCATCTGGTACTCCAAAGATTAACTTTGCAGACGTACCATCAAACGGTTCAAGAATTTTTATAGTATATTTGGGAAGACAGTTATTAGTTGCTACAACCGCAAACTCATCACCTGTCTTTGACCAGTTTAGTGGTAATGGTTCAACAACAACATTCGCATTGTCGGAAACTCCTGTTACTAATACTGCCGAAAATTTCATCGTTTTCGTTGACAATGTTTATCAGAGACTTGGTTCTGGTCTTGCATATACTGTCTCTGGTTCTAACATTGTATTTTCAAGTGCTCCGCCTTCTGGAACTAATAACATACAAGTTACTCAGTTGGCTAGAGCAAACACACTAAATACTGTTGCAGATGGTTCAGTCTCTTTAACTAAATTGAGTTTTGACCCAGCAGATGATGCAACTGCATTAGCAATCGCTTTAGGATAGGAATATGGCAAACACATTTAAAAACGCTTCAGTCGCAAATGTCGCTAACGGTTCGTATTCTACATTGTACACAACTCCTGCCGCAACGACTACAGTTGTATTGGGTCTGTCTCTTGCAAACAAAACAACGAATGCAGTGACAGTACAGTGTCAGATGACGGACAGTTCAGACTCAAATGCAACCAGACAACTTTTGGAAAATGTCTCCATCCCAGCAAACACCACACTTGAGGTATTCGCTGGTCAGAAATATATTTTAGAGGCAGGAGATATCCTCAAAGTTAAAGCTGGAACAGGGTCAGCACTTGACGCAGTTCTGGGTGTAATGCAAATAACATAGGAGACAATTGATGCCCTTTATAGGTAAATCACCAACCGCTGGTTTCGCATCAATCGTCAAAGATGATTTAACACCCAACGGTTCTACAACAGCATTCACGTTATCAAAACAAGTTGCAAACGCAAATGATATTGCGGTGTTCTTGGGTAACGTAAGACAAGAACCGACTGATGCCTATACGGTTTCTGGTACAACACTTACCATGTCAGAAGCGCCTGATGCTGGATTGAACTTCTATGTTCTTCACATTGCTGGTACGCATGAGAGTTCTGTTATTCCTGCTGATGGAACGATTAGTTCTGCAAAGATTGTCAGTGGCGCAGTAACAGATGCAAAGATTGCTGCTATGGCCGCATCAAAACTTACTGGTGCAATGCCTGCCCTAGACGGTTCTGCCTTGACAGGAATAGAAGCATTTACTAGAGCAACTATTGATTTTGGTTCATCAGTATACTCATTTACTGGTCTACCATCCACTACAGAAATAATTCATCTTGTAATTACTAACGCAACAAGTACTGGTGACATAAGAGTTAGGTTACGAGCTGGTGGTAACATTGTATCAAGTAATAATTTCACTGGATTGGATTACCGATATACTGCTGGGTCAAATTCATGGACAAGTGCCGGTGGTGCCAATTATACTACAGGTATCGCACAGTTGGGTAACTGGGGCTCCTCAACATTAAATAACGCCATTCTTACTATTTTGAGAAACCATAGTTCAACTGACAGTAACCCATCATTTCATTGTAGTGGTTTAGTATTTTACAGAAATTATGGTACTCATGGGGGCGCTGGAAGAATGATAGGACTTAACACTGGATTGGGTGCTGCGTTTGATGGAGTTGCATTTGCTTCAAGTAACAGTATAACCGCTGGTAAAGCAACAATATATTATAGGTAGATAAAGTTATGAAAACAAAAGCATTAGACGTATCAACTGGAAATATAGTAGAAATAGAAGACCCAGATGAGGTTGTAAATGATGAAGAAAATCTTGTGGCACTTCGTGCAAGAAGAAATGAAACGCTTGCGTCAACAGATTGGATTGTAATTAAAGAAAGAGAAGAAGGTGGTGCGGTTAAAAACTTTGCAGATTGGAAAGAGTATCGTCAGAAACTTCGTGATATAACTAAAACATATAAGTCACTAGAAGATGTAAAGTGGCCTACTGCACCTTCGGAGTAAATAGATGCCATTAAGTAAAATACAATTCGGAAATAATGGTCGTAGAAATATGGTTATCAACGGCGCTATGCAAGTGGCCCAGAGAGGCACCTCGACAACTGGAATGCAGAATAGTGGTGCCATTTTTACTTGTGATAGATTTTCTTATAGAAGGGGTGGTACTTGGACGAATCTACAAGTTAAACATGAACAAGTAGATGTTACAGATTCTTTACCCTTATCAGTAGGATTAAGAAAAGCATTGAGGGTTACTTGTACTACTGCTGAAGGAAGTGTACCATCTGGTTCAGTATCCTCTGGCGAAGCAACTGCGATTGGTCATTACTTTGAAAAAGGTGATACCCATAGACTTGGTGTTGGTTCATCATCTATGTCAGTATCGACTCTTAGTTTTTATGTAAAGGCATCAATTGCAACTACATATGGGATAGCAATTGGAGCAGACCAACACACTGCTTCTCAAAGAATACAAATACCATTTACGGTAAGTCAAGCAAATGTTTATGAAAGAATCTCTGTAACTATTCCTGCCTATAATGTTGCGTTAGACAGTGATGCAGATACTACTAATGGTTGGAATATGCACTTTGTTTTAGATGGATTTGCATCTGCTAAGACTGCTTCTACTTGGAACTCTAACGCTAGTAGTGCTGAACAAGTTGTTTTATTACCGAATGGTGTTAGTACCACTGGTTTTTCAAACACAACAAATGCAACCTTTGAGATTACAGGTGTTCAGTTAGAAAGAGGCAATGCAGCTACAGATTTCGAGCACCGTTCATTTGGGGAAGAACTTGCGCTATGTCAGAGGTATTTTTCAAAACTTACTAGTATTGATGTTTGCACTTATGTTGATAGTAGTGGGTCAGCACCAACTGAGAATTTTACTTATGCACAAGAAATGAGAACCGCTCCAACTTGTACACTTACTAGACAGTCGGGCGATGCAGTCAATCTGGCAAGCGTTGCTCAGAGAAATATAACTGCTGACGGTCACAACGTATATTTAAACCCATCTTCCAACAATTCGATGGTTGGTTTTGGGCATAATGCAAAACCAGCAACTTATACAATGGAGGCAGAATTATGATATTTGAATCAGCAAAATGGGATTATGATGAAATCGCAAAGAAAAATGTTAATGTCATAGTTGTTATGGACGGTGTTGAAAAAACTGTTCCAATGGATGAAAATAATATGCATTATGCAGAAATACTAAAACAAGTTAAAGAAGGTACTTTAACTATCAAAGATGCAGAATAAATATGATAAAGGAAACTAGATAATGCCATTTATAGGACAAGAACCATTAACAGGTGCATATCATGTACTAGATTCAATTACCGCATCTGCCACTGCAACATATAACTTGCAGTTGAACAGTGCTGCGTTTTCTCCTGCTACTGCAAATCAATTATTGGTTTCACTCAACGGTGTTATTCAGAAGCCTGGTTCTTCATTTACAATTTCTGGTTCACAGATTACGTTCTCAAGTGCATTAACTTCGTCAGACTCAATCGACTTCATTATCGCATTGGGTGACGTTCTTAATGTTGGTACACCAACTGATGGTTCAGTCGCAACTGCAAAGATTGCTCCAAGTGCAGTAACAGATGCAAAGATTGCTTCTGGCATTACTGCAACAAAACTTACTGGAACAATTGATGTCGCAAGAGTTCCTGCTGGTACTGCAATTCAAGTAGTCAATAGTGCAAATGGAACAAACTATAATGTTAACTCGCCTGGCAATGCTAATGCTACTACTACAACAGAATTTCCAAATTATCATGTTACAATAACACCATTAAGAACTGGTAGTAGATTTAAGGTTGATGGAAAAGTATCTTCGGTTGGGTTTGCGAACACTGGTTCTGGACAAGGTGCAATTTATTCTAGAGTTGCATACTCAATTGCTGGTGCGACAAAAGTCTTTGCTGGTATTGATACTGGACACTATGGAAATAATAATACATATTCAAACCATGTGCTTAGTGGTCTTACTGGTGCATTATCATATACTTTAGGACAATCAATTCAGTTTCAAGTTTGGGGTTATGGACAATATTTTAGTGCTGGTCAATATGCGTGGAATAGAGTTGGTGGTGGTAGTGGTCTGACAATCACGGAGATAGCACAATGAGTGAAGTCGTATATTTTAATTCTGATGGAACAGAATCTTCTGTTACTGGAAATGATGCTGTTAAACAAAAAAACATGGAAGACCTTCGTGCAATGAGAAACCAAATGTTAACAGATACCGATTGGACACAAGGTGCAGATAGTCCTTTGACAGATTCAAAAAAGACATCATGGGCAACATATCGTCAATCATTGAGAGATATCACTGATAGTGCAACATCTCTTGGTGATGTTACATGGCCGGAGAAACCAGAATGAGTTTAATTAAAATAAACAACAGAGGACAACAAGACAATCTTGGTCGTAGAAGGTTAAATCCTAATGGTGCCATGTTGGTATCTCAAAGAGCAACAACAAAAGCAACTCTTACAAATGGTTACAATTGTCTTGA